ATTGATTGTGATTTATGTAGAGAAACTGCTCCTGATAATTTTACAAGACAAGAAGATGAAGGGTATTCTTATGTTTATAAACAACCTGAAAATTCAGAAGAAGAGGCACAATGCGAAGAAGCTATGGACGGTTGCCCAGTAGAAGCTATAGGAGACAACGGAGCCTGATATTAAATAATTACATGTTTGGGCCAGGAATAGGATTATATAAAAGTATGAAAGAAGTAAGCATATTCAAAGCATTAAAAAAGCTTTTTATTAAAGATACAGTTCCTGATGAACTGGTAAAAAAGCTGAACAATGCTAAACTATTGTCAGAAAAAGATGACTAATATCTTTACCATTATAAACGATATTATATTCGGTAAAAAGGGTACCATACTCGAAAATGTCGAAGACGAAGATCAGTTTAATGGTTATCTTGTTAACAGGTGGGTAAGTATGTACTCACCTGATAATGCAAGAGTGATAAATGAAACTACGAACAAGTACTACAACGTATTTGATAACAAGCGTGAATGGTATGATTATATGGTAAAAATTATACCCAAAGGCTCACCTGGACGTATACATTACATTAAAAAAGAGAAACGCAAAGAAGTAAAAAACTATGATGAAATTGTAAAATATCTTGCAAAGCGTTTTGAACTTTCTAAGAGAGAAGTGCAGCAGTATATTGATAGTGGAATGGTAGATTTATCCAATATTAAAACTGCATTGAAATAATTGAATTAACTTATAAGTTATTACATGTCTAACGAAGTCGGAGCCGGTCCAGGCGAAAGAAGAGCAAGTATTGATTTATTAGCGCCTAAGAAAAGTTTAATTGATTTATCTGATCCAGCAAGAGGGTTTGATTCTGCATTAGTTGGCTATTCTTTAAAAACGTTAATGGAAGATGTCATTTTAGTCCGTTTTGTAGATGAAAATGATGACGGTACCGCTCTTATGAGAAATGGTATTATGATTCCAATTAACGCTGACACGAAAGCTTGGCGTATAGGTGAAGTACTATTAACTGGAACCAAAACTGAATATACGAACGTTGGTGATCACATTATGTTTCCTAACAATTTAGGAATTCCTATCAACAACATTGACGTAGAAGGTATTGGTAAAGTTAAGAAAGGTTTATTTTTAAATGAATCAAGAATGTTTGGAATTGTAAATCCTTTTGAAAACAAGTAGATCACAGTTAGTTACTCTTCTTAAAGACAACGTATGTGAAGTAAAGTTTGTTAGAAGAGCGTTTAAAGCAGGATCACCTCCTACTAGAAGAATGCTTTGCACTAACAGCTTTACTTTATTAAACAGCGAAAATGGAAGATTGACTTTAAACTTTAGACCTACCGCAAATTTTCAAGATTATAATCCAGCTACTAAAAATTTAATTATAGTCTGGGATATTTTCATGCAAAATTATAGACAAATAAACTGTGATAATGTTGAATTAATCCAAACGATTCCTGCTAATGAAGATTTTTGGAAGTATTATGTTGAAAATCTTCAAGACATGACCCAAGAACAAAAAATTAATTTTCAAAATACGTGATGGTTGAAAGATTAATAGAAGAAGTAGAACATAAGCTTAAGAAATTTTTTCTTAACAACGTTGAATTTGTGGTTAACGAAAAAACGCTTCGTAAAGGTAAGCTTATTAATGCAACCATAAAGGATTTCTTTATTGAGTTTAAATTAGAAGTACAAAAAGGTGGAATTAAAAATTTTGAATTACCTTATCCTTTTGAAATTAAAGAAACCCCTTCACGTTTAATGTTTAATTATAAACTGAGTAAATTAGTTTATGATGATATTATTTTACTAACAAGAATTAAAAGAATGAAACCTAAAAAGAACAGTAAGTTTTACGACGTTGTTCTTTACATTAATAAAAAATGAAAAAGTACTTTAGCGTCTTCAGCGGAGAGGTGTATGAATTACACGAAGATTATATCAACTACTTAGATTGTGGTCAGCTTGAAATTACTGACATGCCTAGATCAAGTTGCAAAAAGTGCTACGGTAGAGGATATATTTCTCGTAATTCAGATTCAGGTCATTATAATATGTGCAAATGTATTCTAAGAAATGCTGACGATTCTTTTCTTGCAGAAATGAGCGAAAAGCAAGTCGAGGATGTAACTATGCATACTAAAAAAGATACTTTTAAGGATATAGTTGATGATATATATGAATAGTATATAATCATCTTATATGTTCAGCAAGTATGTAGCTAAATTTCCGTACGGGTATAATCCGTCAGAGCAGCAAATTAAACTTCTTAAAGAAGTTGAGAAAGCATTTAACGAAGGATACAAATACGTTATTGCTTCAGCTCCCACCGGTACAGGTAAAAGCTTTATACCAAGAACGATGGGTAATGTAAGTGCAAACCCAACAAAACATTTTAGAGACTTAATTAATTCGTATGATGCATTTAGAAAAGATCAGCACGGTAATTATATCTTTGAAAAAGATTGTTTAAGTGAGCCTGCATTTGGTACCTTTGCATTAACAATTACAAAACAACTACAAGATCAATATAAAGGGTTGTTTGATGATATTGAAGTACTAAAAGGTAGACAAAACTATATTTGTAGTGTAGATGAAAGCTTTGATGCAGATACAGCTCCTTGTATACATACTACAAAACTTAAAAATGATTGTTGGGAGAAAAATTCATGCCCATACTTTTCAAATAGAAATGCATCACTAGCTAATAAATTTGCAGTATTAAACTATAAGATGTTTTTGAGTTTACCCCAGCATGTTAAACGTAAAAACTTTCTTGTATGTGATGAAGCATCTGAGTTAGAAGAAGAGTTGGTAAGACGTTTTAGTGCTGATGTAGATTACAAACGATTGGATTTGTATAACATAGATTTTTCTAAACTACGATCTGAAAAATATGACGTTCAATATAGATGGTTAGTTAATCTTATATTTGTAATTAGTGAGAAAATAAATGAGCTTACAAATAGAACTTCTAATAAGATTACAGTTCTATCTTTATCTGAAGCAAATAAGTTAAAATATCTTAAAATGCTTCACGGTAATCTTACAACAGTAGAACAAACTTGGCATAAGTGTGAATACATTGTAGACAATAAAGCGGATAGAGTTCATTTTACACCTCTAAAGGTAGATACGTTAAGTAAGCATATATTTGATTATGGTGATAATGTTTTGTTAATGTCAGCTACTATTACAGATCATCTTGCATATGCTAAATCGCTTGGTATTAAGAAGTACAAATATATTGAGATGGAATCAGCATTTGACCCTCAAAAGTCTCCTATCTATTTGGTAAGTAAACCGGTACTTAATTATCAGAACCTACATAGAAACTTACCTATATTGGCTAAGAACATACAAGAACTATGTGATAACCACGCTGATGAAAAGGGAATTATACATACTCATTCGTTAGAGATATGCAATTATCTTAAAACCAAACTGACAGGTAGTAGATTTCTCTTTCGCGAGCAAGTAGCTACAAATGAAAAGATACTTAAAGATCATTTTAGATCTGATAAACCAACTGTATTAGTATCACCTTCATTAACTTTTGGTACAGATCTGAATGGTGATAAGGGTAGATTTCAAATTATAGTTAAGACACCATTCCCTCCTTTGTCGAATAAACGCATTAAAAAGTTATTTGATTTAGATAAAGACTGGTATGCAAATAAAACTCTATGTGCTTTAGTGCAGACTTCAGGTAGATGTACAAGATCTAAAGCAGATTATGCTGTTACATATGTACTTGACGGTAGAGCACGTAAATTGATATCAGACAATAAAAGTAAATTACCCAAACATTTTATTGACAGGTTAGTCTAATAAATATAGTAAATGCGTTGGCGTACTAATTATTTCGAAATTCAAGATATGGTGATTCAGTTCGCCAATGCTTTTGATTCTATTGTCATAGGAAGATACAACAAAAACAGAAAGCAAAAAGATAGAATTTTCGTTAGATATCTATATGCTCCTAAACAAAGAGTGTTATATGATATTGTTAATAAAGCAAAAACTATAACACTACCTGTTGTAACGGTTAATATTGCTAATATTGCAAGAGATAATAATAGGGTATTCAATAAGTTACCTTCTGTAGGTGGAGGTGGTTACGCTGAAGGAGCTGGTAATGGGTTTTATTACACTAATGATTTTAGTAGTAATAAGTTTAACGCCCCTACT